TCAGGGTGAGATTAAGGTTGATGTTATGTCGCCTTTTGATGTGTTGTTGGATGATTCTGCTTCGGTGTTTGAGGATTGTCAGTATGCGTTTTGTAAGCATCCTATGACGAGTGATGAGATTTTTTCTCGGTATGGGGTGCGTTTGAAGCCTAATGCTGTGAATAAGTATCCTGATGAGACGCTTCCGGGTGTGTTTGGTAGTTTGGATGCTAAGACGCAGGAGAATGTTCGGGTTGTGTATTATGGGTATTATTTGCCTAATGCTAAGAATCCTGCTGGGCGTTTTGTTGTGTTTACGAAGGATCCTTCGATTATTCTTTATGATGCGCCGTGGCCGTATCCTTTTGAGAAGTTGCCGCTTGTGAAGTTTCCGGGTATGCGTGTTCCGGGGCAGTTGTGGGATTCTAGTGTGGTTGAACAGGCAATTCCGCTTCAGAAGGAGTTGAATCGTACGTTGTCGCAGATGATTGAGTATAAGAATCTGACGTTGAAGCCGCAGATGTTGGCTCCGGTGGGTTCGTTGCGTCAGCGTATTACGGATGAGCCGGGTGCTATTTTTGAGTATAATCCGGTTGCGGGTAAGGTGCCTGAGTCGATTCCGATTCCGTCGTTGCCGCCGTATGTGTTTGAGCATTTGCAGGATCTTGGTAATCGTTTGAAGGATACGTTTGGTCTTAATGAGATTGTGGAGGGTAGTGTTCCTCCGAATGTTGAGGCTGGTGTGGCTATTGATCTTCTTCAGGAGGCGGCTACGGATCGTTTGGCTCCGCAGATTATGCTTATGGAGAAGGCGTTGGAGCGGTGTGGTAATCTTATGTTGCAGTTGGCTCAGGCGTATTATAATGAGCCGCGTACGATGATTATTACTGGTTCTGGTTCTAAGCCTAAGGTTGAGCGGTTTGAGGATGCGGATCTTATTAAGGGTGTTAGTGTTAAGGTTGAGGCTGGTTCTGGCCTTCCGCGTACTCGTGCTGGTCGTCAGGCTCGCGTGTTGCAGTTGTTGCAGATGGGTGTTTTGTCGCCTACGAAGGCGTATAAGTATCTTGATATGGCTGATTTTAAGGGCTTGCAGATGCAGTTTGAGGCTGATGAGGAGCAGGCTATGCGTGAGCATGATAAACTTATGGATGGTGGTATTGTGAATGAGCAGGCTGCTAAGCAGGCTCAGGATCAGTTGATGATGAGTATTATGGAGGGCGGTCAGGTTGATCCTATGTTGCTTCAGCAGAGTGTTGAGGCCGGGTTGCAACCGCTTGCGTATGAGAATAAGGCGGTGCATTTGGAGGTGCATTCTCAGTTTATGAAGAGTGCAGAGTTTGAGATGATGCCGCCTATGGTGAAGGATCAGTTCTATAGGCATTATGAGTTTACGCAGCAGGCGCTTGCTGCTGAGCAGTCGCCGCAGGGCGAGGCTCCGCGTGTTAGCCTTCAGTTGCGTGGTGCTGTTGGTCCGACGACTGGTTCTAAGATTCTTAATCAGGCTGGTGTGGAGAATGTTACTCCGCAGGAGTTGTTGGAGCCGCCGCTTGATACGGTGGTTATTGATAATAAGGATAAGCCGAATGCTGTTGAGGGTACGGCTGGGGCTATGGATCAGTATCAGATGGAGTTGTTGCAGAAGTTGCAGCAGAATCAGGCTGAGGCGGATCAGGAGATGGCTCAGGAGATGGCTATGAGGACGGTGCGCGGTGAGTAAGAGAACTGAGTGGACAGATGAGGATAAGGCTGCCGCTTATGTGATTTGGATTAGTAATGATAAGAATATTCGTGCTACTGCTAGGCAGTGTGGTATTGGTCATACGACGATTGCGTATTGGGTGAAGCAGTGGGAGGAGAATGGTCCTCCTGAGCGGCTTGATGATAAGATTCGTGCTAATGCGTACGAGTTTGTGCATCATGCTTCTACTGTGCGGCAGAAGGCTATGGATAAGTTGGAGGAGTTGATTCCTGAGGCTGAGATTAAGCAGTTGGGGACTCTTGCTACTGTTGTGGGTATTATGGATGATAAGATTCGTTTGGCGCAGGGTTTGGCGACTAAGCGGACTGAGACTGTTCATACTCTTCCTACGAAGGAGGAGATGAAGGAGTTGATGAGTGGTTTTGCTGATAATCTTGTTAATGCCGCTGAGGAGCGTGCTAGTGAGGTTGTTGAGATTACTGCTGAGAGTGTTGTTGTGAATGATTAGCGACCAACCGGAATAAGCCGGAGTCGTTGTATTATTGGAGGGTACCATGAGTGATGGTATTGATATGGACGGCGCTTTAGAGGCGTTGTCGGCTGAGTTGCCGGACGAGGCTCCGGTTAACGAGGCTCCTACTACGGATCAAGCGATTGTGGAGGACAATCAGTCTGAGGCTGAATCCTTTACTGGTTTTGATCCTAGTGTTCTTCCTGAGGATATGCAAGCGGTATATAAGTCTATGCAGGCTGATTATACTCGTAAGACTCAGGAGATTGCAGAGTTGCGTCGCGGTTTTGGGGCGCTCTCTGAGCATGGAGTAGATCCTGATGTTGCGCTACAAGCAGTTGGATTCGTGCAGGCGTTGAATGAGGACCCGGAGTTTGCTATGCAAATTGCGGCGCAGATTCAGCAGAATGCGGGAACACCCAACGTTAGCCAGCCTACGGTGGAGACTACTTCTGAGAATAATAGTTACGAAGGGCTTCCTCCGCAAGTTGCGGCTGAGTTAGAGGAGATGCGAGCATTCCGTGAGAGTATGCTTGAGTTTCAGGCTCAGCAGGAGTCGTTGGAAGAGTTAGAGGCTATGGAGAATACTATTCGTGTTTCTAATCCTCAGTATACTGATGATGATTTGGAAACGATTTATTCTTTGGCGTATGCTCATGATGGGGATCTTATGGCTGCGGCTGAGCAGTATCATGCTATGCAGCAGCGTATGCTTGGCTCGTATTTGCAGTCTAAGCAGGTTCCTATGGGTGCTACGCCTGCGCCTACTTCTCCGTCTAGTTCGCCTAGTCCGGGCTTTAAGAGCCTTGAGGATGCGCATAAGGCGGCTTTGGAGGCTGTTCGTAACATTTCCTAATCTATAAGGAGGTGTTAAGTGAGTGCTAATCTTACTACGCTTAGCGATATTCTCAAGGAGTACTACCTTGGGCCGGTTGCTGAGCAGTTAAATAATGAGGTTCTTCTTCTGAATCGTCTTGATGCGCGTTCGGAGGATTTGGTTGGTAAGCGTGCGTATGTGCCGCTTCATCATGGTCGTTCTACTGGTGTGGGTGCGCGTGCTGAGTCGGCTGAGTTGCCGTCGGCTGGCAAGCAGGATTATGACAAGGCCGTGTATGATCTGAAGTATCTGTATGGTCGTGTTGAGGTTACGGGTCCGTCGATGGCTAAGACGAAGAATGAGGCTGGCGCGTTCTTGCAGGCTCTTAAGTCTGAGTTGGATGGTGTTCGTAACGATCTTAAGAAGGATCTGGCGCGTCAGGTGTATGGTGCTGGTGACGGCGTTATTGCTACCGTTTCTTCGGCTACTGGTGCTATTTCTGGTGCTGATGTTACGCTTACGTCTAGTGAGGCGTTGCGTAAGGGCCAGATTTATCCGGGGATGAAGTTGGATGCTTATACGGCCTCGTCTACTACGAAGTCGAATACTTCGACTATTGTGGTTTCGTCCGTTAATGTTGATACGGGTGTTATTACTCTTGCCGCTAATGCGTCTACCTATGGGCTTGACGCTGGTGATGATCTTGTTCGTCAGGGTGTTACGCAGGTTGCTGCTGCTGAGGGCAATACTTATTCCTTGTCGGATGAGGTTGATGGTCTGCGGCGTATTGTTGCGGATGCTGCTACTGCTTTTGGTGGTATTACTCCGACGGGTGCTAACTCGTGGTGGGATAATCAGCGCGTCGATGTTGCCGCGGAGAATAGTGGTACGCTGACGTTTGGTCTTATCCAGCAGGGTCTTAATAAGGCTCGTATTGCTGGTGGTATGCCGACGGCGATTATTACGTCGCTTGGTGTTCAGCGTGAGTTCTATAACCTGTTCGCCAATGATGTGCGTTATATTGATCCGGAGTCGCTGAATTATGCTCAGGGCTTCTCGGCGCTGTCGTACAATGGTATGCCTGTTGTGGCGGACATTGATGCGCCGTATGGGAAGATGTATATTCTTGATGAGTCCACGATGAAGGTGTTCTCGGATCAGGATTGGCATTTCCTTGATGCTGATGGTATGACGCTTCGTCAAGTCACGAACTACGATAAGTTTGAGGCTGTTATGGCGCGTTATATGAACCTTGGTGCTACTCGTCGTAACAATCAGATTGTTATGACTGGTATTGAGGTGGACGGCGCGGCTGACGAGGGCTTCTAATATGATAGGGAGGGGCTTCGGCCCCTCCCTATTCTTACATAAAAGAGGAGGTGACTGTGGCGCGAACTAATGAAAAATTGTGGAAACGTATTGTTGCTAGTGTTAAGGCGGGTTCTAAAGGCGGTGATCCGGGTGAGTGGAGTGCGCGTAAGGCACAGTTAGCGACTCTTAGGTATAAGAAGGCTGGCGGTGGTTATTCGGGTTCTAAGACTAAGGCTCAGGAAAGTTTGTCTAAGTGGACTCGTGAGAAGTGGCGTACTAGTGATGGTAAGCCTGCTAAGCGTAAGGGTGGTACGGTAAGGTATTTGCCTGATGCTGCGTGGAAGCGTTTGTCGCCTGCTGAGAAGGCGGCTACTAATCGTAAGAAGTTGGCTGGTGATCGTGCTGGTCGTCAATTTGTGGCTAATACTAGGGCTGCTAAGGCGGCTGGTAAGGCTGCTAGGGGAGGGTGATATGCCTAAGAAACTGGAGGAGATTGTTTCTGCTCTTGAGCGGCAGAATCCGTCGTGGCCTAAGGGTAAGGTTTATGCTATTGCTAATGCCACGTTAAATAAGATGAAGCGGGGTAAGTGATGAGTGGTTTTGCTCATTGGAAGTATAAGTTGAAGTGGTTTTATCGTCGTCGTAGGGGGTGAGTTATGGCTAAGTCTCCGGCTTGGCAGCGTAAGGCTGGTAAGAATCCTAAGGGTGGTTTGAATGCGGCTGGTAGGGCTTCGTATAATCGTGCTAATCCGGGGAAGCCGGGTTTGAAGCCTCCTGTGAAGATGGCTCAGGCGAAGAAGTCTCCTAAGGCTGCTGCACGACGCAGGTCGTTTTGTGCGCGGATGAGGGGTATGAAGGCTAAGTTGACTAGTGCTAAGACTGCTAATGATCCGAATAGTCGTATTAATAAGAGTTTAAGGGCGTGGGATTGTTAATGAGTAGCATTTATATTCCCGGTAGGGGAGAATTAACGTGGGAACAGATTCGCATTGATCGTGCAGTTAAAGAGTATGATGAGCGTTTGTTTTTTGCTCGTAATGCGGTTACTGGTGATTGGTGCGTGTATATTAAAATGCCTTTTGGTGAGCCTCCTTTTCCTGTTTTGGGTTTTGGCGCTACTACGCCGCCTGTTAATGTTATTCTTGAGCGGTTAAAGAAGGGCGATACGCTTAAGAATGGCGAGAAAATTTATAATGGTATTTTAAAATCTCAAGAGGATTATCGTAAGAAGTTTGTTAGTAATGCTGATGAGGCTCGGGACGAGTCGGTGGAGGTTGTTGAGCATTTTCTTCGTAAAAATGGTAAGTCTCCTGTAATTAAAGAATTTATTTCTAAGAGTATTCCAAAGGGGGGTGAGGCGAGTGACGCTTGATGAAATGTATGATGAGATGGAGTTGTATGGTTTTGAGGATTTTGAGGATGCTCAGAAGTTGACGCTTTTGAATGAGTCTTATTTTGATATTGTTACGCGCGAGCCTTGGCCGTTTTTAGAAAAGGTTGTGCAGTTTATTATCCCTAATGGTGTGTCGCAAATTACTAGTGGTTCTTCTTTTAAAGTGAGGACGGATAATAATAAGTTGGATAATTCGTTGACTAATCCTGTTCTTATTCCTTTTACTGAGTACAAGATGAATAGTGTGTTGTCGTTTGTGGATCATTCTAATGATATTGTTATGTTGCCGGAGCGCGGTGACGTTGTTGAGAAGAATTATCGGTTGTCTAATGATACTAGTACGCCTTCGCGTTATTATTTTGTTGGTGATGATATGTTTTTGTATCCTGCTGCTTCAAGTGATACAACGTATCGTTTGTATTTTCTTCAGTTGCCTGTGGCGGCTACTGATACTGGTAGTGCTTCAGATTCTAATACGTATTTTATTCCTGCTCGGCATCATAGTGTTATTGTGTATGGTGCTCTTGTGAAGGCGTTTCTTGTTAATGATGATCCGCAGGCTGCGGTGTTTCAGAATTTGTTTGAGTCGCGTTATCAGCAGATGAGGAATGATGTTTGGATGAATCAGTATGATCGTACGGATACGATTCATACGCTTTCGGATTCGTATGATTGGGCTTATTAATCGGAGGGGGTGAGTGGCCTTGTCGTTGACTTTTGTTAATCAGGTTGGTGCGCCGGATGGTTTGAATCAGGCTGCTCCCGGCTCGTTTATTCCTGAGTCGTTTGTGCGTTGGGCGCAGGATGTGTTGTTTGATCGTGTTGGTTATTTGCGGCGTCGCGCGCCGTTTGCGTTGTTTGAGTTGTATAATAATGCGGATGTTCCTGTTGTGACGTATCCTAGCACGGTTAATGAGCGTGTTGTGTCGCTTGTGTCTACTCTTAATCCTAATGGTGATAGGATTACGGGCCTAATTTTGTCTACTGATTCTCCTTTGGCTACGCGATTTTTGCTTTATAATGAGCGGTTTCGTAATACGGGTTCTTCTACTCTTGTTAGTATTCCTCGTGATACTATTTATGATGCTAAGCAGGCTAGTAATGGTGGTATGTGGTTATCATTTTTGGAGTCGTATAAGCCTGCTGCATCTGCTAATGAGTATTTTCAGTATTATTGGTATGGTGGTGCCGGTGTTGAGCAGACTGTTGAGAATACGCGATTTGGTTGTAAGCATACGAGTAATACTAAGCATCGTACGTTTACGAATAAGATTTATGCTCCGCAGTTTACGGTGACGAATTCTGCTAAGACGAGTGGTGTTGTTACGCTTACGTTTGCTTCGCATACTATTGCTCAGGGTGATAGTATTGTGGTTGATATGGGTGATGCTAATTTTGATGGGACGTTTACTGTTACTAGTGTTACGGCTACTACGGTTGTGTATTCGTTTGCTGGTG